CTGGAGTTAAATAATCTGCAGAAGATTTTGAAAAAGTGACTGGTAAATCACCAAGTGTATCTTTTGCTCGCCTGTTTGCGGCTTTTCTTTCTTGCCCATCTGGACCAAAATATCTTGGATCTGCGTTTGGATCTATGGCTTTAGTATTTTTAGGATCTAATATGCCATATTTTTCCATCTCGCTCTGCGTCATTGTGGGTTCATTAGATTCTGGGTGAGGCATACCTAGACGCCATTCAGGATATGCTTTTTGTAATTTCGCAACTGTATCATTTATTACGTTATAACCGCCTACTTCTAGAAGATTATTTTCGCCTAGTGATGTTACTAACTCATTTATCTTCATTCTTAGACTCTTTGATCCTTTGGAAACCTCTAGCAAGTTTTATAGGATTTTTACCCTTTATGCTGTTGATTAACCTTCTCTCCAAGTCTAATGCATCTTTTTCGTCAAATTGTTCGTGTAACTGTGCTATTAAGTTTATGGCACTATTCACAATATGGTCGCCTCTGTTTTTAAGGACTTGCTCTTTGTCTTTTTCTAGTACGATGCTGTTTAATTCTTGAAGTAAAGTTTTTTTCATTATTGTTTCCCTAATAGCAATATTTATCTTCTTTTAACTTTTCTTTTTAAGAAAATCTTTCAGCATCGATCCCTGAGCAATGATATCTCCCGACTCTTCTGTGTGATCCGGACTAATTTCATCTTTTATACTGCTTGAACGTTTTAAAGTGTTAATTAAACTACCTGCAACCATTGTGTCTGTGTCTTCCTCGCCCTCATCTAAATCTTCTATTCTCAATGTTTCAGGAACAAATTTTAAGTCTATTTTAGTTCCAACACCGCTACTAGAACGTGTTTTCATAAATTGTAATTGATATCTGCCACGTTCTCTCATAGCATTACTTGTAAAAATACCAATAACATTATCTGCTGTTTGTATTTTACTAATACCGCCTGCAATATGATGGTGGTCAAACTCTATTTCTTCTACTGCACCTCTGTTTAACTGCGATGCTGTGACCATTAACACATTCCATTCAACTGCTAGATTACGCAATTCTTCAGACACATACTTGTCTTTGATAAACAAGTCTCCTGGATTAACTCTATTACTAACAGGCATCATTAAATCTAAATAATCAATAATAACTGCATCTACTTGCACACCACTTTGTATTTCGTATTCTCTTAAAAATGCTTGTATATCATTTGCTGTGACGCCGTTGCTCAACTGTTTTACTCTAAGTTTACCTGCGCCTTTGCCTTTTGTTCTCACTTTTAAATCAACATCATCGATGTTTTTCATAACTTCACTAGTACCGTATCCGCTAATCATACTGTCAAGTCTCATACTACATAGTTGCTCACTCAACTCTAAACTAATTAAAACTGTGTTTAATCCACTTTGACTCCAATTGAGTGCTAAGTTTTGTAAGAATAAACTTTTACCTGCACCAGAACCACCTGCAAAAAATGTAAGTTCTCCTCTATTCAGTCCACCATACAGTTTTCTATCCATTGCCTGCCAACCAGTACTGATTGCACCTGCTTGGTTTTTAATCCATTCTAAACGTTCTTTGGGATTGGCATAGTAATCTAATCCTAAATCTTTTACTAATCCTATTTGACTTGCTTCTTTGATTTTTACTTCAACTGTGCCATAATCTTTGCTTTCTAATAAATCAGTGCTGTCAAGTATTGCTTTTTCTAATGCCTTATGTCTACAGAATGTTTCAAACTCATCCATAAACCATTCTACGTGTCTGGCGTTGAACTCTTCCACTTTCTCTAGTTTTATGTCTGCAGATGCTTCTATTTGCTCAATAGTAGGCATACTGTTATATTCTTGAACGTGTTCTTTTATAAATGTAATAGCATTTCTAAACTGTCTATCAAACATATATGGTTGCACAATACTGTTTACTCTTGCAATAATATCGTTATCCGATACCATAAAACGTAAAAACAGTTCTTGCATTTCTTCGTTGTAATTCATATTCTTCATAACATTTTACTCTGCACTTCTATTTTAATTTTATTAGATATACTATGTTTAATTATACTATCTAATGTCAAAAGTTTGCCATATTTGAGTACAGCATCGCCTACATCTTTGCAATCATTATGCCAAGGCGGGAAACTTACTTCCCACCCCACATCTGCAACTGCTCTAATTAATTCTTTACCTGGAGCATCTCTGTCTGGGCAAAGTATTACTCTTTTCTTTAAAGAGTTTATTTGGTTTATCTGTTGCTCGTTGATAGTATTACCCAAGCAACTTATACCATTTATCAGCATTGCATCAAATACGCCTTCCATCAGTATAATAGTTTTTGTATCGGTGAATATATGATTATCTAAACCAAACACATATCCAGGTTGACTGTTCATCAAATACTTTGGTGTTTCTTTGTTAGGAGGATTTATGTGTCTTGCTGTGTATCCGACTAACTCTTGATTATACACAAATGGCACAATCACTCTGTTTCTAAACTGCAATTGGTTGCTGTAATATAATTTGTGTTTGTTTATTTGCCTGTTTACAGCATATTCATATACTGCTGTTGCTTCTGGAGGACTAGTTTCGTCTAGTTCTTTCCAATGTTCTGGCATCTCAACTTTTTTAAACTTCTCAAACTTAACTTCAAAACTATCTTCTATGTCGTCAAATACATCTTTATGTCTCATTAGATTTAATACAACTTCTTTGACAACTTTGTCTGTTGTACCTAGCCTATTAGAAAGATCTCTAAGTTTTTTACCTATTCGCGGACTAGGTGCCCAACCAGTAGTATAGCCGCAATTAAAACAGTTGTAACTTATCTTAGCACCACTGGTAATAACTCCTGCTCTACCTCTTGTATCATTACACATAGGGCAATCAAACGTATTCCACCCACTAGGTGTACGTTTAGTTTTAGCCGGCATATAATCCAATACTAGATTGTGTACCGATGTAACCAAGTCAGATAATTCCATACTTTAATTATACTAGAAGTAAAAGGATTTGTCAAGTATTAGTTTCTTAGTAAAACTTTTTCTACTGTGCCTGCATTAGAACTGTTTGGACTGTATTGGAATCTAATACTGTTGAAGTTGCCTGTAAAGTTGTACGGCAAGGGGCCTGTCGCATTCGTTAACGGTATTCTAAATATTTGTGTACCCAAAGGATCAATACCAAACCACATAGCATCGCTCGAAGATGCTACTAAATCATTATTGCCTTGCACATAAATGTTGCCTGAAAAGTTAGTACAATATACTGCAAGTGTGTGTCTAGCACCTCTAAAGTTTTTACGTGAGTTGCCATCTAAATTACCACTTTGAAAAATATTAGCACTATCGCCATCATTAATATTACTAACTTGCAACCAAGTATTTGCTGTTTGGGTAGCCGCTGGTACCTTGAGGGCATCGTCTTTAACTATCACAGTAATACCTAACTTGTTATTTTTATCAGCATAGATTGGTGTTTTTGAACCATTTGAATCAAGTTGGGAAATAATAAGTTTATAATTACCAACCGCTAAATCATTTAAATCATCTTCTGTTAAGGTTAGTTTTGCACTACCTTTATCTAATTCTGATGTTAAAAACTTTGTTAAAACTCTTTCATTATTTTCAAAACTAATTAACTCAGCCTGAAATTCGCTATTACTAACGTTTTGTAATTTTCTATCTTTATTCCTAACATCAAAGAAGTAATCGTTATCCATTCCTTGATATGCTATAATTTCTGTTCTATTCATCGATGAGTTTTCCAAGTAAGAGAAAGTATCTCCTATAACTATATTTATCGCAGAGTTGTTATATTTGTATAAAGTATAATTTGACATATTCTATTCCTGTAGTACTATTTATTTAAAAAGCATAAATAAAAACAATGCCTGATAGCAAACAAACATTTAATCAACAAGAGATTGAAGAGAACTATCCTTTTCTCACCTGTATCAATTATGGTGGAAAAGATTACCTAGGTATAGTAACCAATCGAGATAAAACTTTTTTAAGTATGTTTGATATGGATTTAATATCTACTCCTGAGAATACAAAGAGATTTGTAGAACTTGGTGAGAATTGGTGGTGGGAAAGTAATAGGCAAATACCAATTGACGTGTTCTTGTTTCAAGAACTTATTCCTTTTAGATATGCTATTCGAACTTTCGAAAACAAACACATAGAAGTAAAGTTTGGCCCAGTAACCGAAATTAATAACTTGGTCAAAAAACGTATTAAAAGACGTACAATTACTTTAGTAAAGAACGTTCCTCCTAAAGACTCTCAATAATTTTATTCAGTTGCACCACAATACTAACCGCATAACTTAATGCGTGGCTTCTTTTAAAGAAGTAGTCTTCAGTCTTTTCCCATACTTCTTTTTCAATAACTTCCCAAGTATGACCCACCAAATGCCTTTTACCAGGTCTAATCATTGCAAGTATCATTGCCAGTTGCTCTATACTTCTTGGAGGGTGTTGCTCTATGATATCAAAATGATTGCCGATATGTGCTAGTTGCTCAACAATTTCTTTATATTCAAATAAACTCCAATTGACTTCTGTTTCTAATAGTTTATCTAGATGTTTTTCATTCTCAATACCATTATATATACTGTTGTTAAGTAAGTCTATTTTAAAGTAACCTCGTTCTTCTGCTTCGTCATAAGGTATAGTCGAAATGTTCTGTATTGGATACTTTGGAATGTTCTGTAAATACACACCAGAATTATGTTTGGTCAAGTCTCCGTCTTTTTCTTGGCTGGCATTAACATATCTAGGTAATTTATCTAATAGCAAATCTCTATTAGCCAAATCGATATCTACATCAAAATCCAATTTCATATGTTTGCCTTTTCACTTATTTCCTGTACTGCTTCAACTTCTTCTGGATTCTTTCTGAATAAGTCTCTCCAAAATACTGGATCAGCAATTTCTTTTATCATTTCAATTTGTTCTTTGTTAAATTTAGTCCAAAGACTTTGTCCGCTTTCAGTTAAAAACATTAACCAAGGAGATATTTTTCCTGCTTTAATATGAAAAACTGCAAGTGGTGTTGTTACATCTTTAAAATAATTTTGTAAGTCTGTGTTGTGTTCCTTTGCCCATTCAGTCATTGTTAATATTGTGCGTTCAATTGCCTTAAGAGCAGGTTCTTTTTTAACATACTGATTTAAGTATCTGTTGTATGTTGAGTCTGATGTCCACAATTTTAGTTTTACACTATTTTTAATGCACCACTCTGTGTACTTTTCTGGGTGTAATAAATCTTCTTTTGCAAGTTTTCTTCCATACTTTACAAATGCTGTATAGTATTGGCTATTTGCAAATTCTTCAAATGTTTTTATTTTGGTAGCATTGGTTGATAATTCATAAAACATTTGGAATGCTCTAAGACCTAATCTGACGTGAGTTAACTCTTTTTCAGTAAACCTTTGCTTCTTAGGACACATATGAACTGCAAGTGTCCTTTCACTAGCAAAACTTTTACCACAATACTTGCATTTCATTTTAATATTTCTTTTATTTCTTTATCTTCATATCCATAACCAACTAAGAAGTCTGTAAGTTCTTGCTTAGTTGATAAACCAATAAACAGTTCTAATTCATCTGTTTTAGTATTTGGAAACAGTTTACCGAACTCTTCCATAATTTTATTTTTCTTTCTTTTAGATGTAGGAGCCTTTACATAAGGGTGCCACATCTTTCTTCCTGAGCCTGCAAGGCATAAACATTTCCAAACCAACTCTGGATGTCTGCTTGAACCTGCCGCACTCCAATTATGATTAACACAATCATTTACCATTGTGAGATAATGGGAGTCATAAACTTTATCTTGTACCGAAGAAGCATATCGTTGCATCATCCAAAAGTTTATTCCTTTCTTTTGTTCATCTGACAGTCGAGAATAATAATTCATATCTCTTTTGTCCAATGCTAACATTACATCGGCTATTTTAGGTACT